TTTCTGATCTAGGATCTGCTCTGCCTTGCTTCTGGCATCCGCCAAAGAAACCTTGCTGGTGATAGCCGTGCCGCCGTTGGCTTGTGTGGAGGGCACCGTTATCCTCTGGCCTACCCCGCCTTCGGCGCAGTTGTTCTTATAGAAGTCACGGCTTGCCACGTAAGTCCAGGTACATCCTCCGTTCTTATTGGCGTAAGCCTGACCCTCAGCTCCACGAACGGCATTCTCAGCTTTCTTATTGGCGTCAGCCAAAGATATGTTGGAGGTGTACGGGTGTCCCGGAAGCTTGCTGCTGCTTACGGATACCATGTCTCCTACGCCGCCATCAGCGCAATTGTTCTTCTGGACCTGACCGGTATAGCTTCCTGTCCACGTACAAGTACCCTTCGAGTTAGCCACGCTCTGTCCCTGAGCCGTAACAGCCGCCAATGCCTTGGCGTTAGCGTCAGCCTGAGATACACATGATTTGAACTTGCCGTCAGAGCTAGGAGCCGGATCCGTAACATCATTCTGAGTCACGGTAACAGAGCTTCCAACCCCACCATCCGCACATTGACGGGTGAAGGCCTTAGATGCCGTACCAAACCAGAAGCATATCTTATTACCACCAGCTATATACCGCTCTTGATTATCAGGATCAGTGTAGCAGGTATTGGTATTACGTTGATGTAATTTAGAGATACAGTCCTTACATACGGTTTCGATAGTCTCCCAAACCGGTTGCTCATCCTTAGTATGGCACGTGTCATCATAATTCTTGTTAACGAACGCCTGACCCATCCTATCAATGTAGGCCTTAGCCAAAGCGTCAGCCTCCTCTTGTGAACGGGTAGAGGTAAAGAACTGTCCCATAAGATCCGGGGTTACGGTAATAGGATCAGCGTACTGGCAAGTAGGACACTTAGGAGTGAACTCCTTACTATAATTACCGACATATATCTTCAACTCATCACAAGTACCACGATCATTGGCTATAGCCTGGCCTTGCGCCTTAACAGCGGCCTTAGCAAGCTCATCGGCGGCGAACTGGCTCTCGTATGAGTAGAACGGACCTCCGGTTACATCAGCCTCAGTAACGGTAACTGAAGACGGGATAAGACCGGACGGACAGTTATTCTTCTCGAACGCCTCGCTATAATGACCGGTATATTTAGGAGCCTCATGACAAGTACCACGCTCATCGGCGATCTTCTGGCCTTGATTCATTACAGCGGCCATAGCCACTAAATTAGCCTCATCTTGAGATACGCAAGACTGGAACGGATGACCTTCCACCATATCTTGTGTTACGGTGAACGGATCTCCTACCTGATTAGCGCCACAATTGCTCTTCGTAAACTCGAAGCTAGCCTTACCGGTATACATAGTAGCGTTAGAGCAGGTACCCTTGGTATTAGCCAAAGCCTGCCCNTGGGCTTGTACGGCGGTCATAGCCATAGCGTCAGCGGCGGTCTGCGAGTCGTTAGACTGGAATGGGTGTCCTTCTACCATATCTTGAGTGATCGTCACCTTAGATCCGATCTTGCACTCACCACAGTTGTTTCTCGTGAACTCCAAGGAAGCACGGCCGGTATACGTACAAAGGGCGTGGATATTGGCAAGAGCCTGTCCTTGGGCGTCAACGGCAGCCTTAGCCTTGCTGTTGGCATCCTCTTGAGACACGGTGGAAGTAAATGGATAACCATCAACCATCCTATCGTTTACCGTATAAGTGCCACCAGCACCAGTACCACAATTGTTACGGGTAAACGTACGTGTATAAGTACCGGTATATACAGGAACCTTCTCACACTTACCTTTCACGTTAGCCACATCCTGACCTTGAGCCTCAACAGCGGCCTTAGCCTTGTTATTAGCGTCCTCCTGAGATACGGTAGATCTAAAGTCTCCTGTCACCATAGTCTCGTCTACAACAACCTTAGTACCATACTGGGTCTCGTCACAATTGTTACGGGTAAATTCCTTACTGTATTTACCATGATATACGGTCTTCTCCTTACACTCACCTTCAAGGTTAGCCTGTTGTTGGGCGTTAGCCTCAAGATCGGCCTTGGCCTTATTGTCGGCGTCCTCCTGCGAGATAATAGAGAAGTACTTACCGGCGGCTACAACATAAGTATAAGGTTGACCGATATGGAACTCATCACAATTATTTCTCGTGACTGTCTTCTCCATCCTAACGTTATAGTAGACGTTAGTCTGACAATCGCCACGCTCATTGGTGATAGCCTGACCTTGCGCCTCAACAGCGTCCTGCGCCAGCTTATTGGCGGCATCCTGTGATACTGTAGAAGTGAACGGATAGCCGGTACACATCTTCTCATCCACGGTAAAGTCAACAGGCGTAGAACCTTCAGGACAATTAGTTCTCTGGAATACCTTAGAATACGATCCGGTAAATACCGGTATCTTCTCACAATTACCCTTGATATTAGCTATATCCTGACCCTGAGCCTCTACAGCGGCTTGGGCTAACTTATTAGCCTCCTCCTGAGAGACGATAGACCTGAAGTCGCCTTCTACCATAGTCTCGTTAACAACAACCTCCGTTCCGTATTGAGTGGAGTCACAATTGTTACGGGTAAAGGTCTTGCTAAACTTACCATAATAGATATTCTCCTTAGGCTTACACTCACCTTCCAGATTAGCTTGTTGTTGACCATTCTTTTCAATATCCTCAAGAGCCTTCCTGTCGGCGTCCTCTTGAGAGATAGAAGACACGTACTTACCCTCAGGAACGATGTAAACATATTCCTGACCGTCACTAAACTTATCACAATTGTTACGGATAAAGGTTTTCCTTTGCTCCTCGTTATACCAGATGTCAGTTATACACTCACCATGCTCATTAGCGTACTTCTGTCCGTTAAGAGCTATATCCTCCATAGCCTTAGCGTCAGCGTCCTCCTGTGAGATAAACGACTTGTACGTCCGTTCCTCAACCACATACAAGACAACCGAACCGTGCTGGTTGGCTAGACAGTCATCCTTGGTAAACGGCTGAACCATCTTGATATTATAATAAACGGGCTTGGCATCTTGGGCTATCATATACTCCTTAACAACACTACCGTCCTTTGACGTTATACGGAACTTAGCCGTACAGATCTGACCGGTGTAATTAGCCTTGTATACGATGTTAAGCTTATTATCGCCTACCCCATGGCTCTTGTCGTTAATGGCAAAGCAATTACCCTCAACGCAATTCTTATCTACTTCCCTTGCCATGTCAATCCTCCTCTATTCTCCATGAAACATTATCTCCGGCCTCTACCCTTACGATTTGAGTATCACCATCCTTATTAAGCGTCAACTTTTGCGGATCCACGTTAAAGGGTGGTTCCGGTTCCGGCTCCTCGCTGCCATCGCCACAAGTGCAACATACCAGTTCAATATCATACTCGGTATTGGACTTGATATCGATAACGACCTGACCGTTCTCACTAGTCACGTTATCAAAGTCATGATCAAGTATAATATAAGGTATATCATTAGGCTGTTGATTGATATTAACAACCTTGCCATTCAAGACAAACATCTCATGATGCTCCTCGTTATCCATGTTCTTAGGCATGGCTATAACGAAGCTAGCGTCATACAGGTCAGTGGCTCCCGGATCCTCAGGATCGGCGTACACCACGTATCTGCTATCCTCGTCAGGTATCTTAACGGATAGCCCGTTGACGTTCATAGACACCATATAGCATTTACTTACCGAACCACCAAGAGTAAGGCAGGAGGCCTTGACCGAGGCGGAGTTAAGCTTGGCGTTGATGACCGCCGTCCCACCCTCCATGTCGAACATGATATTGGCCGGATCTACGCTCACCCGCTCAATACCCTTCTGGGTTATGGTAGCGAGTTTCGTTACCTTGCCTTTCTCGACCGCTACGTAAGTCTCCCTAGGCAACCTACCCATCCATCCCGGCTCTACTTTAATAGCCACCTTATCAGGGCCGGTACCGGAAATCTTGTCGTAGGACACCCATGAGGAGCCTTGCTCGATCTTAGCAAGAATATCTTTTAAATTATTCATATCATTCCGCTTGAGTTATAGTCCATTTATCACTCTTGCCTACGATAATCTCCAGAATCTGCTCACCGCCCTCAGGAGGATACTCGAAGTTAGTAGGCTTAATCTCAAACACGCTGGCGCCACCACAACCAAGATCGCAGATCATGTCCGGCAACCATCCCTCCTCGAAAAAACGCTCTATAAGCTCCCTGACGGCCTCTGAAAAAGAATCAAGCTCCAACCTGTCTGCTGGGACAGACCCTTTCTTAAGTGTCTCACCACATACCCAACCGTCACACTCGGAAGCCAAGACCGTATCATACACTCTCTTAGCCATAGCATGAAGTATTTAAAATATTACTATTCAATGTAGTATATACGATATTAACATCAGCGAACTCATCGCCCATGCAATACCTTTTCTTGAACTTAATGGATCTACCAGAAACGACATACCCGTCGTTAGGTACGATAGTACCGCAGTAGGTCACGCTAAGAACATTCAGAGGCTCGTATCTTAACCTTACGGCCTGCACTCCCTTAAACGAATCCCTTTGGATGGACGCCGTTGCTCCAGATACGGCAACCAGCTTCCTTACCAGAGACTCGATTACGCTATTCATGCCATCTCCGTTCCTGATATCTGCCTCAGGAAAAGACTGACCATCATATATGATCTGGGAACTGTAGATACTACATTCATTCCCCGGTCTATATTCCGGCTTACATGGATTACAGTTATTCCTCATATCAAATCAATTTATTAATCATTCTCCTTAATTCAAGTATCTCAGCATCCCTGTCCCGTATAGCCTTTATCATAGCGTTAAGGACATCAGACATATCGCAGCTGGGAGATAATCCCAATGACTCCACACGTACCTTGTCTCCTGGATAAACACAGTCGGTGCTCATGTACGTAGAGCACGGTACTTTCGTATCGTCTACAGTAGGCCTGTATTGTTTCTTGTTACAACCATTCATTGTTACCATACCTCCTCTTCAGTTCCGCTATCGCCACCGCCATTACCGGCGTTGACAAGCTCGTTTATAATCTTCTTCAAATCCAGAACCTCGCGATGGTATAAATCTATCTGCTTATCCCTAGACGCTATAATACGCCTCAATGAGTCTACAACGACAGAGATATCAGTGCCTTTCTCTATACCGTCCACCACCAACTCATCACCTGAGTATAAGACGCATTTATCATATAAAACTATAGGACATCCATAGCCAACACAAGGCTCGTCCTGACAATCCCTATCGCAAGGATCACAAGGATCCTCAGGGCATTTGTTAAGAAACCTATCTATCTTAACGCCATGACAACACTCTTCGGGACGTTCCCGTGAATGATCATGACAACAACCACCTGTATTACACATATTAATAATATTAATGTTTTTAGCAAAGATACTTATTTGGTTTGGAAACAAGACAACATACGTTATTAAACAATATAAGGGACACGTCATTCGCATCCCCTATACCCATAAACCATAACAACAAGATAAGATCAGGACTTCAATTTAAGAACAGGATTACCCCATCTATCTTTCCATTGCCTTCCCAAATCGTTTATAACGCCATTATAATCTTTTATATATCCAGCCTTAATAGCGTAAGATATATTTCTTTCTATTGATACTATCATATCCAGCTCCTCGAAGGAAGCCCTATTTCTTATCCCTTCCTCATGTACGCCAAAAACAACAAAATTTATACCCTTAGCAATTCTTGATAACGATTCCTTTAAGTTACTTTTGTCGCTTATAAGCGAAGATACGCTGCTGCACATCTCTATATAAGCATCACCAGCTGCATTTCTTACCCCTACGATATTATCAACAAACCACATCACAACATCGGCGCAAACCTCAGGACTCATTTCCATGGCCACCACAAGGAAAAGGTAGGGGTTCATATACCACGTTTGACCATCTCCCTTACCCTTTCGGCATGCCAACCCTATTTTATTTAAATCACTAAGATTCAATGTCTTATTTTGTAAGCCGATTTTTGTCTGCTTACATAAATTCCTATTTTCTAGCCTACTTATTATTTCCCTGCATTTCTCCTGGAAACCATTATACTTAATAATATCATTAAGTTTCTTAGGAGATAAACCTTTTTTAAGCCTATCATCAGACAAGACTTTCATAGCTAAAGTGATGTTAACAAAACCATTATCACTGAGCGCAGGTATAACAACGCCCATCAATCTCCTGTCAGAAGATTTGATTTCAACCCGACTTTTCATAACTTTGAACAATATTTTAAATTAAACATAATACCTATCGGTTCGAGATGAATAGATAGGTATGCAAATATAAAATATATTCAACATATAAGCAAGTGTATTACAGTATATAAACTTATCACCCTTGATATATATACAAAAAAAATGGAGGAGACATGCAATCTCCTCCAAACACTAAATCAACTATTATGGAAAACTAAACGCGCATCATCACCAATAACATTGATCCTCTTGATCAATATTCTCAATCCATTTCTCGCACTCAAGATTAAGATCAGCGTACTCCTGCCCCTCTACCATCAAAACCTCACGGGCTTTGGCGTTGGCATCCTCTACTGATATCCATGATCTAAACCTATTGGCTTTGATAGAATAATATACCCTACCTGATTTATATCCAAACGGGCATACCTTCTCAAACCAATCACCGATCGTAGTATTATAGAATACAGGGGAGCAACTACCTTCGGAGTTAGCCTTCTCCTGTCCTTCTTTCATGAACTTCCTATAAGCTAACGTATCAGCATCAATTTGGGATATATCGGATATGACAGCTCCGGATGGTAATTCATATACAATACCTTCCTTGCCTGATTTACCAGCCTCGCAATCGTTCTTATAAAATAAGCCACGAAGAGGCTGTGAGGCCCAGTCCTTACAGCATGTCCCAACTGCGTTGGCCTCCCCCTGCCCGATCCTTCCAAGTTCCACCATCGCCTTATCATTGGCGTCTTTCTTGGATACGTAAGAGACGAACCTGCCTTTCTCTACACATACCTGTTCCTTAGATCCCTTACCGCTTACGCAATTGTTCTTGATAAACTCATCGCATACCTGATCATTATACCATACAGCCGGTATTATGTCGGCATATGTGTTGGCGTAGTCCTGACCATTAGCTTTGATATCATCCTCAGCCTTGCTGTCAGCCTCCTCCTGCGTATCGCCAAAATAAACATCGGCCGGGACCCGGTAGTCAACAGAGCCGCCCACGTACCCGGCAGGTGGGTTGTTTCTGGTGAACGTCCGTACTATTTCTTTATTACCGTATACCATTATGATTCACTTTGTCACAAAGATACAATTTAAAATCAAATTACAAAGGAAGAGCCTTTTTGCTTCTCAAAACCTTATATAGATAATCTCTTAATTGCTCCTCGGTAGTTATATATCCAAACTCAATCATTTTAGCTATATCAATCTCCAGCTCCATCAACTCCTTAGCCTTGGCCTCCTCGCCAACGGAATTTCTTATCATAGTCTCATGAAGACCGTAAACTATTATATTCAAAGATCTAGCTAAATCCTGTATTTTATCTTTAAACCTTGATGAGTCCACGATTTTAGATAAAGCGGAAGACATTCTCTTATAAGCATCACCGGCCTTATCCCTATAATCTATAAGCTGGTCATGAACAAATCTGATAACTTGAACCTCAAACCTCGGATTTATCCACATAGCGAACTTGATAAACAGAAATGGATGCATCCACACCTGTTTCTTAGGTCTTCCTGATTTACCTGGTTCTTTTACAGTAGATCTCTTAACTAATTGATTATCAATTTTTGGGCATTTTTGCCCAAAACTATCAACAGACAATTCCTCTAATAACGCATCAATAAATTCCTTCGTTTTAGATGATGACAAAAATACATCCATCTTCCTTTGTTCATTACCTTCTAAAGAGTTCCATTGTCTCACTAATTCATATGCTTCGAAATAACCATCACTAGTTCTTTGAAAAACGTTAAAATCACCCATTTTTCTCGTCAAAACATTAACCGTCTTCATTTTTTAGTCTAATTTTGAGATTAATAATTAAATAGTTTATGTCCGCTCCCTCGTGAGAGTCGGCGGACATACAAAAATAGCCAATTGGTGTGACAAACACAATCCAATTGGCTATTTTTAATATCCTAAAATCAGGACATTAATTACCCATTACAAATCTTATCTTCCAGCGCATAAAGCACCTTAGCCACAGTCTTATCACCACTTACCTTCACGCAAGACTCACCAAGATCCCGGACATCTATAGCCTCCCTGATAGTTGTAAATTTTATAGTAAAACATAGTAAACTACTTAATTTTAAACGCTTCACCGGGACTCGCAACCTCATCCCTCAGCGTCCGATTATAGAGGATATCAACTCCTACCCTCTGTATGTTTATTGCGGCATTCAAATCCCTATCGAGCTCAATCCCGCAATTCTCACATTTAAAAACTCTATCAGATAATTTCAAATCATCGTTTTTCCAACCACAGTAAGAACATGTCTTTGATGATGGATAAAATCTGTCTATGACAACAAGTTCCTTTCCATACCACTCACACTTATACTCAAGCAAGGACCTGAATAGGCTGAAGCTGGCATCGGATATAGAATTGGCTAATCTATGACTCTTTAACATGCCTGAGACGTTCAAGTCCTCAATACATATCGTGTCGTAGTTATCGACAAGATAAGTGGTTAGATTATGTAAGAACCATAATCTCTTATTAGATACCTTATTGTACAATCTAGCTATTCTAAGCCTATTCTTATGCCATCTACTGCTACCCTTGACTTTTCTTGACATATGCTTCTGAATCCTTGATATCTTGGATTGGTTTTCTCTAAGATGCTTAGGATTATCTATGACAACTCCATCAGATAAGGTGGCGAATTCCTTTATGCCTAAGTCTATACCTACCTCCTTACCAGTCTTAGGTTTCTTGGTTATCTCGCAATCAACGGTTATAGACACGAAATACTGATTAGAGGGATTCTTAGATATAGTACAAGAAATAATCTTACCGTTATCAGGTATATTCCTGTCAACAACCATCTTCACCCATCCTATCTTCTCAATTCTGATCCTGTCTCCCTCTATCCTGAATTTCTGGTTAGGAAGTCTATAAGACTGGGTATTACCTTTCTTCTTAAACGAAGGCCTGCCTATCTTCTTTTTCCTGTTCTTGGAGAAGTGTTGTTTTAAAGTCTCCTTGAAATCCATCACCTTCTGTTGGATAGCCGCTGCCGATACCTCGGATAGCCAAGGCTTATTATCAATAAGATCAGACTTCTGGATAATATTGGGCTTAGGATTGATATCCTTATCATAGGAATTAAAAGAAGCGACATTGGCGTTCCAAATAAGACGCACGCATCCAAAGGTCTTGGAAAGAAGTATTTCCTGAGACCTGTTAGGATATATACGATATTTGAATGCCTTTATCATGCCTCTAATTTAGTAATTATGCTATTGATTTACAATATAATTAAGTGATATTTATGAAGTTTTTATCATACTAGTAACCTGTTAATATGTTCCTTTAACGATCTTATCTCATCCGGGCATAACCCGCAATCATTATCGCATAATGACCTTTGTAGACGAATTATCTTGCCCCAATAGGATACATCGGGCTTGTCCCCGATCCTGTACCTATGATATCTCATATATCTACTCCACTGACAAGACAGCCATTCGTCTACGACCCTACATAGATCTGATCTATCAAGGCTTGATATACTTTGCGCGCCCATCGAGTATCTCCTTTCTCATTTCTTGTACCTCCTCATCAGGCGGGCATCCATATGGCAGGTTCTTGATCCACTCACGGATCTTCTTCTGCATGTTGAGATAGACGATACCCACGTCACCTATGGTACGGGTCTGTTTGTATATGCTCACCACGTCACGCTCCATGGTCTTCAACGGATCGAGCATGACCATACAACCGGCGGTGCTTCTAGAAGCGTATTCCATATCGCTAACAACGGTAGAGGAAGCACGATTCATCATACTTCTCTCAATCCTTTCTCTCTCGGCCTTTAACGCCTTTTCCTTACAAGTATTACAACCCACGACTAAATATTTTTATGTTCAACAATCCACGCAATTAGTAGCCATCTCAAGAAGCTCTCCGACACGATCAATGATCTCATGAGCCGCCTCTATATTATCCAGCCTGACGTTAGCCTCCGCTACAGCCATAAGCGTCTCCATCTCCTGTATCTTGCCTATAAGATCCTTATCCTTATCCTCGCATAGGATATCAGTCTTAATCCATAGCCGATCAAGACGTCTACGTATAAGATCCGTCTTAAGATACTTGCGACTGAAGTTGTAAGTAGAAGGGCTACCTATGATCTTGATATCATATATACCATCAGGTAGATCAAGGTACTTGACATTACAATCATCGTAATTAAAGCAATTGAGGCCTAATGTTAGGCTAGTAAAGGTATTGACCTGATTCTTGCCAAGGAACAACGTAACGGGGTCAGACATGCCCGGCGTAGTGATCTCGATGATCGCCTTCCTGTCCTCCAGTAGCCCCCACTCAGACTCATCCAATACCTGAAGCACCTTAGGATCACGTGTCTCTAGCACCTGAAATGACAGCCGAATATCATTCATATTAACCTTCTTGTCGTACCGGCACAAGCTATCGTCATAACGAGCCTGCATATCAATATCCGGGACATCGGTATAATATGTCTTGACCTCATGACCGTTGATAAACACAGATGTTATCTGGCAAACATGAGACCTAGCGACATCGAAAAACACCATCCTTATATTACCCTCATAATCAACGCCCGATGTCGGGTATGTCAATATCTGGGTATTATACTCACCATCGTTACGTCTAGCCACGACAGTAATTACGATAGGTTTCTCTATATCGTAATCATCCATGATAATCCTAGCGGCAAACTTATCATGAATTATCTTCGGTATGATATTGATCTGATTCATCTTAGTATCTTTTTCACAAAGATAGCACATGTCATGTCAAAAATGAAATCTATCCAACCCCAAAGATATCATCAAGATCGTCCATGCTTTTGATAAACCCGCGATCAAACATAAAAATCAATGACCTCATCAGACCAACGCATCTCCCTACATTTATTGTCATCGTGTCAATGATAAACCTAAACACAGGGGAGTTAGGATTGCTAAACAAAACGGTGTTTACGAAACGGGTGGATAAATCAACAATACTAGACACAGCCTCGCCTGTATCATCACCATCTTCCCTATAATTATGAAGAAGCTCATCGCTATTATCACTAAAAACAAAAAATGGCTCCAAATCCTCATCCAAAAAAGACACTATTGAATGAGAAATATAGCATGAAGCGCAATCAAAAACAAGCCTCTTGATATCATCCCCGTCATAATCGCCCAAAAACAAGGCGATAGCCGGCATATCTATCCAAAAGGACCTTTTGGTTACAAGGCGCCTAAGATCTTTTCTTGAACCCAGCAAGTCCCTCAAGGCGTCCTCGCCACCATCAAGCTGGTCGAAAAGCATAGAGGCGTTAAACAGCCTGTTCTTTTCATTAAACATAATCTTAAAATCACCGGACCTGACTATTTTCATGGCAAAAATATTTTAGTTAAAACACAAACAATCACTAAGCGGCTCAGAAGAACAGACATAACCGTCAAGGAACGGTGTGCTATTATCAGGAATCCACACATCATCAGACAACGCGGCCATACCAAACTCATCAACTATCTCATCTCCAGACACATAATCATAAGCCTTGACGCCAAAGATCTTAATCCTTTTAGCCTTGCCAAAAGCGGACTTGACTTCCTTTATCTTCCTATCCAACTTCCTCACCCCATCGACGAACTCAGAGAAAGTGACACCACGCTCATCTAAATAGCTCTTTATAGCCCTCTCTATGGTCTTGATACTGACATTACCAAAGCCCTTCTTCCTGACCTTGTTCTGAACCTTTTCCTTAAAAGAAATGCTCACCCCGTTGTTCTTGGAGGACACAAAATCCTTAAGGTCACGTTTCCTGATCGAATCCATGGAGTCATAAACAACACGCTTGATATCCTCTGCGCGCTTCCTATTGCACTCATGAGCCTTATAAGTAGGATTGTTCATGTTTCGCTCATCCTCTAGCTTGCGATGCTTAGGAGGGCAATTGTCCCAATAATAATACCTCGCATTGTTGCTATGCACAAAAAGATCAGGATGCTCCTTCTTCGCCTTCCTCACCATAGCATAATAACCGTGGACAACAGCCACGTTAACATAACTGATCAAAAGCCACCTAACTAACTTTATCTGATAAGCAAGATTATCACCACCAAAACGATGATGCTTGATATAGTAATTAACTATTTCATTCACAAAGTAATAGAACCACTTGATGTTGTATTNAATCCCCAGCGACCTAAACCTTATAGGGTCAAGGCATATGATAAGAATGCCTATCAGCGTCTCCGATATCGGCTTCTCCAGTATCTCTGATTTTGATGATGATTGACGCTTTATCCTAGGGTTATCGCAACAAGGATTAGCATTGTCATTAAACAAATAAGGTAGGATGACCTTGCCGGAATCCCTCCTCAAGGCTCTATTTTCTTCTGACATCCTCTTTTTTTCAGAGAAAGATACGAATTGGTCGAATATTAATGTTAAATTTGCCATATGTTATTTTTTTAGTATAGTACAAAGATACTAAAAACTTTGTCATTTCAAAATGAGTGCTTGTGAAAGTACTCATTTTTTTGTTTATGATCACGGCTTTTTACGGCGATCGCTATGGTCGAAATCCAACTTGGACATTGCGTAGGGAGACTATCGTAGGGATAGTTAAGAAAAGAGATGAATTTATTTATCCACCTTCTTTTATAAACACAGTTGTCTATTTTGTGACATGTGATATAAGAAACTTTCGCCCCCTTAAGAAGGGAGTCTCATTATAAAGATTTTCTTTATTTATCTCATAAGTTGATTGATTAAAAAGAGTTAGCTAACGCTTTGTTATTATCTAAAGTATATAACTTAATTACATTAACATGAAAATATGTAGTAGATTGAAAAATCAAGATCTCAACAATAACTTATATCAATAATTTAGTTTAGTGTATTTTTGACATCTACTTATGTTGTCTATGGATCTTTAATCGACAAACAACTACCTACATCAGACGTTAATGCATTGATATGTTTACTTCTTTCCAACGCTTAAGCGTAATATGCCAAGGGGAAAAGGGAGGTGGGCTACGAGTCGCTCCGCTCCTGGCCGGCCGTGTGGGGATACCTCCTGCCCTGCCTCACGGAGCCGCCACATTCCCTTTGGTGTCAACATAGATAGACCTCAAAGAGATATTGCCTCACCTAGTGTCTACTAGATAAGGGATTTTCTTCAAGGCAGTTTCTGGTTGGGTAAAAATCTAGTCAAAGAAGTTGTCTGGTCAAAGACAAAATTATATATTCGCGATGCGGTCGGTTGGATGAGCGGTTTAGTCGGTGGTCTGCAAAACCATATACCTCGGTTCGAATCCGGGACTGACCTCATATTTGCAATTCTTTTCTGGGGTGATAACCAATAGGTGTATGGGGTTTCTTGTACACCTATTATTTTATCAATCCGAATCTTTTCAACAACACGAATAATACAACCAATATACCTAAGATCGACATAAAGATGATAGCCATCGGCCACCTTGATTCCTCCTTATCGTCTATATCCTTATGCTTGATGTCTGTCTTCTTATCAATATCCTCAATACCGGTGATCGTCTTATCAATGCCAAGGGAATCAGCCGTAACCGTGCTGTCCCGCCGGCCAATGACGATATGGGTATCTGTCTGCGAGGACACCGGCCGTTCCCCCGTGGTAGGATCAACATCCTTGTCCGTATCGAACTTCCTCTCCGTTATAATAATATCGGCATTAAGGTCAGAGGTCTTTATCTCCACCATCCTCCGGTCTATAACCTCATCTATCATCGTCTCTATCTTGCTGATCAACCGGCTATCAATAGACGTTTCGCTAACCTGCCTCCTGCTTCCGCAAGAGGACAGGGACAGCGACAGACCTAAACAAAAAACAGCCTTAAGACTTATTCTTAACCTCTTCATCAGCGATCTTCTTTATATCGTTAAAAGCGTCATCCGGTAAGGATTTAGCCGATCCGAAAAGTTTCAAGATATTAACCCTGTTGAATATACTCTTAAACACCTTTACTATATAAGTATCAGGGAAAGCCTCCCCTACCGTGTTAAGGAACAACATGACATAAGCAACAAGAGCGGCATAAACACCATATTTGGTCACTACCAATATAGCGGAAGCGTCATCCTCCTCGATACTCAATGTCTTGTATATCACGCATAATGTCATGACTATAAAACAAGACAGGAAAAACTCCTTGAGTATCCCTACCAGCCTGACCTCCCTGAACCACCGGTATAGGGAGAACCGGCGTTTACGGCTACGACGGACTTTCCACCTTCTGGCGCTCTGGATAAGTCTGGCTATAAAATTAGCCAACAGCACTACAAGAAGAACCTCCAGCAGATGATGAACCGGCTGGAAATAAGCCCAACATGAAGTACCATAAGCGATAGCGATATTCCACAGAACCCCAATCTTATCCAACATACCCTTATTATCCATTACTAATGTCATTTACAAAGTTAATCACTATGGCATTAAGTACCTAAAACACCACGGCATGTATACCGTTCCTCGTGTCAAGACTATCAAAATGCAACCAATTCACCTTACCCTCAAGCCTAAAAGGATATGGAAGCATATCCTGATGATCTAAAATCAAGTTTCTGGCTTGTTCCGCCGTCATCGACTTGACATCGAAATCACCAGCCTTACCCAACACATGAGCGGATAGATAAACATCTTTCTTATCCTTAACTATCTGGCAGATGTTGCATCTAAGACCACGTTGGGAAAACTGACCCTGCTTGTCCCAATTATTACAATACATAGGCTGTTTAATTATATCCCTCCGTAATATAAGAAGATTATGGAGAAACGCTGTATCAAGAAACTGCCACGATCTGTCCTTCCACTTATTGTACGTATGAGGACATACCAATTCTACTATATCAAAATACAATCCAAGTTCTTTTATGATATCATTTCTATCCATATTAAGCCGGTTTTATCGTCCATCTCTGGGCGTAGTTATTTTTTAGCACATATATCTTCTCCATAGGTGTAGCGGGAGACCCGTTGGACGAGCCTTTCACGAATCCATCTGGGGCCTGCTCCGTGCCGGAAGGACGCTGGTTTTCGGTTGGATAAGTAGCAACATACATGCTTACCGAAAGACTATAGAACTGGTTCCTCTTCCCATCCTTAGCCACGGATGTCATAGTAATCTGATCCCATCCTACAACAAGGTCGTAGAAAGAGTTCACGAAATCATCTGATCTTTTTTGGCTATGAGTGGATGCATTCACGTTAAACCATGTAATAGCCCTCATCTCATAAATATAATCCGGAAGCTTATCCATTCTAAGACTATTGCTATTAGCTGCAATGAAACTAGTAAGATGCTCCAATCCCCTTCCAGACATATTATCATCATTCCAACCCGTCCTCCTTTCTCCACTTACCCAGTCATCTAAAAAAGAAAAATCATTAATGTTAGGATTTATCTTATCTACCTCGAAAGAAGGAAGGGTGTTTATATCAAAATAATTCCACATATCAGAAGGACCAGGATGCATTCTCAACGAAGTTAATTTAGGAAGATCATTAAACTCCTTTATATACCTATCCAAATAACATGAAGACAATTCAAGGGTTTGAAGATTTTTCATATTCTTTATATTCCTTATCCCGCTAGATTCTATATCCCTAAGATCAAGCATATTAAACATATTTAAATAATATACCTCTGTCTTACTGGTTATAGCCTCAGGAATTACGGTCATTCTTTGCCCTATATTTTGAAGATCGATATAAATTAACTTTTTGGATCTTGACAACTTGTCTACAGGTATACCGTCATTAACATACAGCGTATGGGATACGATCAAAAACTCAAGTCCTGGTATATCCACAATCGGGAAAGATGTCATCTTGCAAACTTGGATATTGGCATAATAAATATCACAAGTAAAATCTATCGACACAGCCCGTTGTACGTCCCTCCTCCCATCAGCGTAAGCATGATTATCCACAGGTACGTATTGCGATCCATCCTCCTTCCTGAACCACCACGTAGTATTGGGATTTTTCTTATGTTGTATCGCTAAAGAACGGAATATGATACGATAATTATCCTGCCCTTGAACCTTGGTCATAGGAAACTGTTCCTTTATTCCATCCCCCCAATCCACATTAGCCATACCGGGCTTTCTGGATCCAAACTCAACAAACGTATTAAAAGGATTATCAACGACAGGATCGGGTACATAATTATAATCATCGGTATAATAATTTCTAAGTGCCCTGTCCCATGTAGTGAACCATACGAACTTATTTGATGAAGCCTCATATTTATATAATGTCTTAGCCATTACCTATCTTGTTAAAATATTCTACAAT